ATCAGCGTCAATGTAGATAGTGTCAAAATAATACTCAGACATGAGTACATTCAACACGTCAACCCCTGGTGTGGGCTTTGACACTTCAATGATTTCCACTTTATTGGGGTCAGCTTTGAAGTTTGGTAGCACCTCATTATTACGTTTAGCTATCTCTGTGAGGTACATTTCAGCGGCTTTGCTATATGCAATCTTCTTGGTGCGGCCGCTGCCGGTAGATTCAATATGGTGTTCACCAACTAGGCCAGTCAACCGTAGTGTGAACACACGCTCATGTGAAGGTCCATCCTCAATCCATGTTTCTAAGGGCAGCCTAACTCCTGTCCTTGAACAATACTCGAACAATGTGTTCTTGTAATTAACGACATCCATATTGCCGTTAATGCTGTGCATAATTTTATTCCACATTGAGGATAGCCATGAGCTAAAAGACGACTTGGTACAAAGTTCAACACGCTGACTGATAGGTCTACACACATTCATCACTTTATTATAATGGTCTGCCATTAATGACTTCAGGTAATACTCGGCACTTGGCAAGTAAGTTTCAATGAAGGATGTGCTTGGTAGGATATGTCTAACTAATATTGGCGCAGTATCCCTTAATTGTGCGATGTTGAAAACATAATGTGCTAACATGGCCCCTGATGGGCCGCTGATTTTACCGGCCATTGAGAACACCAAATGAGCAGCAAACTGCTGAACTCCAAAGGTCCCACTGTTGTACTTTCGTAACAAGCATTCAACAAGGGGCAAACCGATCATGACAACTGGGTGCAGTGATTTGACCCATTCTTCAGTGATTGAAGGTATGACGGTGGCTCCAAAAGCGAACGCCAGGTGGTTATCACTTGTCAACCAGGTTGGGTTTTCAAGGAAGAATTTGGTGGTTTCCAATGCGGCTAATGTTAGCAGGATGAACTTGAAAGCTTTATCTCCACCAGCAATGTGATTAATGCTGGCCAAACTACTTGGGCGTGGACGGTCATCTTTGGGACAGTCAATCTCAACGATGCGGTTCAATATGCCGTGATTGATAGTGCAGGGCATAGACTTAATGTGAGTGTTTAACCATTCTTCTAATTGGTCAACGTCTGATTTAGTCACGTTATATAAGTGATACATCATCAAGTAAGTTTCCTCACAAGGGTCGTGCCATTCTTCAGCATGAACTTTTTCTTCTGGTTTGATTTGGAGTGCACGTTTGTCGGCGGTTAGTTTAAGAATGATGCGAATCAGTGTTCTCAACACGGGTATGAAGTTGGTGTCGCGTTCAAGGCCAAGAGCTACGGCTTTGAGCCATTGTTGACCTTTGTCGTCAGAGTAGCAATCCTTGGAATAAAAGGTTTTTGCTATCACGCGACCAATCTTGGGTCCGAAGACAAGCCCAGTGTTGGTTGGCCAGAATCGGCCAGAGCAGAACTCAGCATCATAAAGTGAACGGTAGCAGTGCGTTTCAACACTAAATCCGCTGTCGATCCAGG